TAACTGCTGTTGGTTGATAAGTATTAATATCTTCTTGATCTGAAAATCTAATAAACATTTCATCTTGAGTTGTTGGATCACCAATAGTTTCTTCTGTTCCAAAAAATACTAAGTGACGATCGGGAGTAGATACTAACATATCACGTGATGCTGTTGGTGCACCCGATATAATAGTTGCTCTAGTTGTTACAGCATTTGCTGCGTTTGAATCCCATTCAAATACTTGTGCATTATGAATTAAGGAAATTACTTTATCTCCAAAGTTATCAATAGACCATAAACCAGGATCAACAACTAAGTCACCAGATGCAGCTTCTCCCCATGCAACATAATCTGAACTATTAAGTATAGTTGCACCATCTGAATGTGTTGCAGCTGTTGTATTTCTAACAGCTCTTGTAACACCTGTTAAAGTATTTGTTGATATACCTGTGTATGAAATTTCTTCTGAACCTATTTGAATAAAGTTTGTACCTGAGCTTGGAAACTGAGATGCATCGGTTAATACAATAGTTGTAGTTGAAGAATTAATACCACCGTTTAAAGTTGTAGTTGCTTCACCTGTTACAGTTCCACCCCAAGAAGCTAGTCCCCAACCAAAACCAGGTAATTGTTCTGCAGGTCCTACTGGATAATAATGTTGAACTCTAATACCTCCAGATGTTGTAGCACCTGATCCAGTTTCATTAGAGGGCATTGTAATAGTTAGAGTTGTTCCTGTTGGAACAGATGTTACCATAAATTTTTTATCATCAAAATCTGATGCTGAAAAATTAGAATTAGTTATTGCTGTAAAATTATCTAAAAGAATAATATCGTTTTCTTGAATATTATGATCCGTGCTAAATGTTATTGTAACTGTTGCAGAACCATTCGTTGTACTAAATGCATTTGATAATGTTGTTGTAGTTTTGATAGGATGAATGTCATAAAATACACCACCAGTATATGCATATAAAATTCTATTTGTTCCTATGATTGCAAATTTGTTACCAGACTTGTTAACTAAATGATGTAAAGCTCTTGCAGCTCCTGTTAATTTTGATTCACCTAATTGTGACCAACCACCTATTTTTTCAGGTGTACCATATCTAAATCTTACATTATCACCACCGACCCATTGTCCTTCGGCAGTAGTTTCTGTAACTTGTTTGTTAAATCCCGGTGCAAATCCTATTTTTTGTAACATATAAAAACCTGTTTATTATGGTTTATATTAGATTACAGGCAAATTCAACCTGCAAATCGTAAAGTGCTATTTAGGAAATTTTGCTTTAACTGCTGCTTGGTCCGTTTTCCAACTATCAATACCATCGTCATGTATTTTTTCTAGCTGAGATTCCCAAGTACCATAAGCTTTTCTTCTTAAATCTAATACTACTCTAGCAACAACAGCGTCATTAATTGTTAGACCCCATTCTTGACAATAAGTAAAATCAAATCCAGAAGGTACTGTACTTAGTAATTCTAAACCATCCTGTGCATCTTTAGACAATAACAAAAAAGCATCACAACTTGGTGTTTGTGCTATAATTGTAACATCTCTTGTAATTGGGTTTTCCATAGTTCCAAAGAACGTTTCATGACCACTTGCTTCTAATTTATATAACTTCATCTTCTACTCCTATAAGTTTTATCTTATCATTTGGATTAATATTTCCAACTAAAATCTTTGTTTCTTTTGGAACTAAACCTATATCCTTTAATGCGTTCCATGTATAGGGATTACTCATAGCATTTTTTAATTTAGCTGGAGAAGGTCTACCATTTGCTATCATTTCAGCTTGTATTTCTCTACCAATATTAACAGTAAATTCATTAGCTTGATTAGCTTCCCACATCTCTTCATCAGAATAACCAGGTATTCTTGTAGGTTCTGCAATAACATATAGCTCTTCTAGTAGTTTCTCTAGTATTGTAATTTCTTTTCTATTAAGTTCAAACGCTTCTTTTTCCGTTGCTTGATGACTTTTAGCTTCTAGTATCTCAGCTTTAAGTTCTAGTATCTCATGTTCTAAACCATTACCACCATTCTCTAAATGTTTTAATTTAGCAATTTTAGCTTGCTTTTTTAAAAGACCTACTTCTTCAAGAGCCGCTGCTCTAATTCTTCCTTCTAAAAATCCTTGTAAAGTTTTTATCTTTTCCCAAGGTGTATCTCCTATTACTTGATACCTATAATTAAATTCACTATTAAACTTTGACGCCATGTTATTTTTCTCCTTTATTGTTGTTATTAATTTTATGCACTTAATGAATACCCACAAGCAGAAGGCATAACTCTAGCTGTTCCTACTCCAGTTGTGTCACTTGCTACAACACCTTGATTTGATACTTTGTTAGTCATATTTTGATTAGTTGAACCAGATAAACCATAACCAAATAAACCTAAATCTCCCCCATAATTAGTTCCAGCTACGTTATTTCTAGCTGTACCTACACCACTTACGTCTGAGGAAACTACTCCAGTATTACTAACTAAATTACTTATATTTGTGTCACCAGTACCATATGCAAAAATTGCTTTATCTCCACCATAAGAAGTTCCTCCAAGTCCAGTTCTAGCAGTACCAACACCAGATGTATCACTCGCAATAACACCAGAACTTGAAATTTTATTTGAAATATTTGTATTACTACCAGTATCACCATAAGCCATAATTGCTAAACCAACTCCATATCTAGCACCTTCAGGATTATTTCTAGCAGTACCAGCACCAGAACTATCACTAGCTACAACTCCACTATTAGATATAAAGTTTACTATAGTTGAATTACCTGAAGCACTTGAACCATATGCAAAAATTGCTTGACCAGTTGTACCAAACCCAGCCGCACCAGGATTTAGTCTAGCAGTACCAACAGCACTTGTGTCTGATGCTACAACTCCTTGATTAGAAATTAAATTACTAACACCAGTTTTATTAGCACCAGTTAAAGCTCCACCAAATGCCATAATACCTTTATCACTGCCATAACTAGCTCCGCAAAAATAAGTTCTAGCAGTTCCAACACCAGTAACATCATTTCCAACAGTACCATTAGAGCTAACTAAATTACTTACGTTTGTTTCACTACCTGCATTAACAAATCCAAAAGCAAATATTGCTTTTTGTGTAGGGGGTGCAACAGGTGCATCAGTTACCACATCATCTGAGATTGGAGTCCAACCTTTAGATGCTCCTGAATAAACAATGTTAACAGTAACCCCTGATGTATCATACTCTACAATATAAGTATCATCTTGACCTTGAAAATTTAAACCATTTGAATCTATAAACACTGAATAGGTTCCCCATGTTCTTGCATAGTCAACCAATACTATTTGATCTCCTGCTTCTGCTGAACCAGGTAATGTTACTGTGCAAATATTAGAAGTCGTATCTATAAAATAACCATTGCCTGCTTCGACACTTAGAGTTGTTCCTGTTGTAACTGTAGATTGAAAGTTAATTCCAGCTGCCGTAGCTGCAATAACTCCCGATGATCTAAATACATTACTTGTTACTATTCCACTCATAATTTTTTCCTATAATCTTTTATCATACTATGCACTGTTTGAATACCCAGCCATATCGCCTTTTGCTCTTGCATCACCAACGGCACTTGTATCACTAGCTACGGTTCCAGTATTTGAAATTAAATTAGTTACTCCTAAAGCACTACCATTATAACCAAATCCAGCTATACCTTTATCTCCGCCATATGAACTAGCTGAACCGTCCATTCTACCAGTTCCAGCAGCTGAACCATTTGACGCTACTACTCCAGTATTTGAAACTCTGTTAGTATAATTTGAATACCCCAATCCTTCTCCATTACCATAAATAAACATTCCTAAACCATCACCATATTCTGCAAAAGATCGAGAAAAACCAGCTGTACCTACACCAGATGTATCAGTAGCTACAACTCCAGAGCTAGAAACTTTATTAGTTATCGCTGTTCTATTACCATTACTTGCTATTTGACCAAAACCAAATATTCCTAAACCAACTCCATATCTTCCACCCGCTACGTAGTATCTTACGGTGCCAACGCCTGTTGTATCGCTTGCGACTACACCAGAACTACTTACTAAATTACTTACACTAGTACCAGCATTTCCTGAAGTAATATAACCAAAAGCCATAACTGCTTGACCAGACGTACCATATTCAGTTGCAGCACCACCACTTCTAGCAGTACCAGCACCACTAGCATCACTAGCTACAACACCAACATTTGAAACTAAATTTCTTGTGTTGTTATTAGCACTACCTGCACTACTTCCGTTATCTCCAAAAGCATAGACAGCTTTATCAAAACCATAAGTAGCAGCCATCATCATTAATTTTGCTGTTGCTACTGCAGATGTATCACTAGCTACAACTCCTGAACTTGATATTAAATTTGATACACCAGTAGCAGTTGCTCCGTTATCATCTGAACCAAAAATCATAATAGCTTTTTGAGTAGTTGGTGCAACTGGTGCATCGGCCACTGTATCATCGTTTTGTGGAATCCAACCTTTAGTTGCTCCTGAATATACAATGTCTAAAGTTTCACCTGATGTTTCATATTCTACAGTGTAACTATCGTCTTGACCTTGATAGTTTAATCCATTTGAATCTATTATAATTTTGTTTGTTCCCCATGTTCTTGCATAGTCCATAAATACAATTTGATCTCCAACTTCTGCTGAACCTGGAAGTGTGATTGTACAAGTATTAGAAGTTGTGTTTATAAAATAACCTTTACCTGCCTCAGCTGAAAGAGTTGATCCTGTTATAACCGCAGAGTCCCAATTAAGACCACCTGCTGCTACAGCTATGGTTCCTGAACTTCTTACCGTGTTGTTTTGTACTATTCCACTCATAATTTTTTCCTATAAAATTTTATCATACTATGCACTATATGAATACCCTAATCCAGCAAGACCACTTCTTGCAGTTCCTACACCTGAAGTATCAGAAGCCACTGTACCTACGTTGTTAATTTTATTAGATACATTGGATGCAGAAGAAGTAACTGATCCAAAAGCAAATATTGCTTTGTCTCCTCCATAAGCTGACATAGCCCCATACACTCTTGCTGTTCCTACAGCAGATACATCTGAAGAAACTACTCCAGTATTACTACATAAATTTGATATTCCTGTTCTACCACCACTAGTTTCTCCAAAAGCAAAAATAGCTTGACCAGTTGAACCGTACATAGCCGCACCTCTGGCAACATTTCCAGTTCCAGAAGCAGTCGTATCACTTGCTACTACCCCAGCACTTGAAACTTTATTAAGTATGTTAGAATAAGTGCTAGAATAACCATAACCAAATATTGCTTCACCTGTTAAACCAAAACCAGTTCCACATGCATTTCTTCTAGCAGTTCCAACACCAGTAACATCACTTCCTACAACTCCTTGA